TCTTGTATAAAAGCATGATAGTGTGCTGGAACAGAAATGTTAAACTCTGGCAGGTTTAAGTAGTCGTATAGGTTTTCTTTAATCTCTTGTTCATTTCTTGGATTATCCCTGAATGTTGCTGCACCAATAATTCGTAATGCTTGAAGAGCACGAGAGTTAACTCCATTTCCCTTAGTAAACGTAAACTCCTCAAGTTGAGCATACGAATCGAAAGGTCTTGCTGCAATGTACTTCTCAGCAATTTTATCGGAAATATATTTAATACCAGATAGGCCAAAGCGAATACCCTTACCCTCAATCTTAAAATCAATATCTGAGTCATTGATGTGAGGAAGTTTAACGCTAATGCCCATTCTCTTTGCTTCAATAAGATATTCAGTTCTTGCATCTTTGTCCTTTTCATTTTTTAGTAATGAGTACATAAACTCTAGTGGATAGTGATACTTAAGCCATGCAGTCCAATAAGATAATGTTGAATATGCTACTGCGTGAGACTTGTTAAATGAGTACCCTGCGTGGGCTTCAAAGTCATGCCAAAGATCTCTAGCAGAGTTTGGAGATAGGAACCTAGAGGCTCCCTCTACAAACTTCTCTTTAAATTGATCAAATTCCTTAGCATCTTTTTTCTTTCCAATGATCTTTCTAACTTTATCTGCTTCCGACATGGACATACCGCCAAGCGATACGCATGCTTGCATAACTTGTTCCTGGTAAAGAATACAACCATAGGTTTCCTCCGTAAATTCTTTTAGTACTTGGTGAGTATACCCAATATTTTGACGACCATGCTTTCTCTCAATATAGTCTTTTCCAATTGTGTTCATTGCACCTGGTCTTACCAAAGCATTTGATGCAGCAAGTTCAGATAAGTTCTTTACTCCCATCTTAACAAGAAGATTTGTGTATGGTGCTGCTTCGCATTGGAATACACCCTTTGTGTATCCATCAGAGAGCATTTGATATACACGGATATCATCCATCGGAATTGTCAAAGGATCGATGTACTTGCCATCTCTTTCTTTGATTATATCAAGAGCATCTTTAAGAACACTTAGTGTCTTAAGTCCAAGTGCGTCGATCTTGATGAGACCAATCTTTTCAGCCTCTTCCATGTCCACTGCAACAACAGGAATACGCTCATCGCTACCAGTAGAAGAGCGTGTCTCCATCGGTGCGTACCTAAAAATAGGATCTTTACTAGTGACAACACCAGCAGCGTGAATGCCAGTACCTCTAATACGACCACGAAGTTGTTCTCCATATATTTCTACCTCTGGATATTTCTCACGGAATTCCCGTGTTGTTTTTGATGTGCAATATTCATCCCAAGTGTCTACAAGTTTTAGAACCTTGTTTACATCTGTTAGTGGAATATTTAATACACGAGCAACATCTCTTACTACACCCTTGTCTTTAAATGAAAGAAAAGTAGCAATAGATGCAACATGTCTATACTGTCTAACTAGATAGTCTTTAACTTCTTCACGACGTGTATCCTGAATATCTGTATCAATATCAGGAAAGTCATTACGCTCTGGGTTGATAAATCGGAAGAAGAGAAGGTTGTGCTTAATTGGATCGATGTCTGTAATTCTTAGTACATAGCATAACAGTGAACCTGCTGCAGAACCACGACCAGGACCAACCATGATCCCCTCTTTCTTTGCCCATGTAATCATGTTGCGTACAACCAAAAAGTATGGACCGAACTTCTTATCCTTAATTACTTTTAGTTCTTCGTCTAGTCTATCTAGATATACTTGATCACCTTCGTGACCTCGTTCTTTTAATCCTTCTAGCGCTAACTCCTTTAGTTCTTTATCTGGGTGCTTGTATTGAACAGGTAGTAGATCTAGACCTTCTTGAATTCCGTAGTCGCTAACCTTTTCTGCAATCTTCAATGTATTTGCATAGATATCTGGTCTATCAATTCCTTGAGACTCCATAGCAGATTTCATCTCTTCATAAGATAAAAGGTGAATGTCAAACTTATTAAATGTTATTTGGCGGTCTTCTCCATACAAGTAGTCAAGTCGTTCCATCATGTTTTCTTTTTTCTTTGACTTCTCGTAGGTATGCTCTTTGTCAATCTTGACATGTGTATTAAGAAGTAACTTAAACTCTTGAATTTCTTTTTGTTCTGCACAACTGTGATGGCAGTCTGGAGTTACAACAACCTCTACAGAAAACTCATCAGCCAACTGGATTAGTTGCTTATTTATTTCTGCTGGGTTATGTGGCATAACCTCAATATAGTAGTCATCATTAAATACACGCTTAAACCATTCAATGTATTTCTTTGCGATTGCAAACTCATCATTCTCAAGTGCTTTGACAAGCACACTACTTGGGCATGCAGACGTTACAATAATTCCTTCTGAATACTTCTCAAGGATCTCGAAGTCAAACCTTGGCTTTTTAAAGTATCCCTCTGTCCAAGAAATTTCACTAATCTTATTTAGATTCTCTAAACCAATTTGGTTCTTGGCGAGAAGGACTATATGGTTATAAACTAGATCAAGATCTCCGTCTCTTTCAGACTTGTCTCTTGTATCAAATCTATCTTGACACATATAGCCTTCTACACCAAGTATAGGCTTAATACCCTTCGCTTTTGCAATACGGTGCAGTTCCCTATGCCCAGATAAAGTACCGTGGTCAGTGATGGCAATTGCTGGCATCCCTAACTCAACTGCACGGTCAACGTATTCTTCTGGAGTAGCGATTCCGTCAAAGAGGGAATAGTGGGTGTGTACGTGTAAGCCTACGTAAGACATCTATTACCAGTCGATGTTTGTGCTGGTAACAGAAGGTGAATCAAATCCAAAGAAGAATGCTTCTTGCTCTGGATATGGAACCTCACGGACAACCTTTTCTAGGTTGAAGAATTCAAAACCAGTCCATGCAAAAGGCTCTGCATCTGGCTTTGATGGTAGAAGTGTGTAATTGGTTTCAGTTCCCTGACCATTACGCTTTAACTTCCACTCTAGGTTTGAAATGCTACCTGTATCAAGTGCATATTCACGAATGTTGTTAAACGCTGATTGCTTTGAGATACCCTGAGACCATACGGCAATGTATGCATCTTCTGTACCATCATTAATCAAAACGTTGCAGTAAAAGCGAAGACGTGCTCGCCAGCCTGACTTTGGTTCCTTCTTTGCCATTTCGCAACCGAAGCAACGACCCTCTGAGTCCATTGTACAAGCAGCCTTTCGCTTGTAGTCCTTTGGGTTTGTGTGCTCTGCAACAACTACAGAAAGACCACGATCTTCTGAGAAGTTTGCTGAGTCCTGATCTAGTTCTTCTACGAATCGAACCTTAGCAGATTGTCCATCTGCAAGTTTGACCCAACGAACCTTTTGTCCTGTACCTTCATACTTTGGTTTTTCGAGCAGGGCGTTGATATCTTTTAATCCCTTAATTACGCTCATATGTTTCTCCTTTTATGTTGTGTGTATATTAGTTTAGCATAGATATGATAGATTTGTCAAACTGGAAGTCCAACTTCTTTATTTCCTCATCAGTCATATCGCCTATGTCTTTATATTGTTTATCTAATTTAATAACAGAAACACGAGAACCAAGTTTTTCAAGTATCTTGCTTTTCATGTTTCCTCCTGCCTCATCATTATCTGCAATAACAATAATATTATTGAAATATTTCTGAAGCAATTCTATTTGTATATTGGAGACATTTGCTCCTAGTGTTGCCACTGCTGGAAATCCTATTTGATCAAGTCTAATTGCATCAAAGGAAGACTCTACAATATACACTTTATCAGCAGTCTTTACTCTATTAAGATTAAATAATGTTTTTGACTTTGGTAGTCCAGGTGTATTCTTAAACTCTTTACCCTCAATTGATCTACCAACAAAACCAACTGGTATTCCATCTGGGCTATGAACTGGAACTGTTACCATGTCTTGTTTTTCTGAATACCCTAATGCAAACTTTGACCAAGAGGTTGTTTCAAGTTTTCTATATTTAAAATAATCCTTTGCTCTATCAGAGGCTAACAAGTTATTGTATAGGCGCTTAAGGATTAGTTCATCAAAGGGGACAAAGTCTGGCTTTTTATATAACTGCTTATTTACTTCTTGTTCTAGATTTCCTTCTTGCTCTTTGTTCTTGATAAATCGAACAGACTCAAAATAGGTTCTTCCAGAAACATGCATAACTAACTCAACTAAATCTGCAACCTTGTGACATGAGAAACAAAAAAATGTTCCGTTGTTCTTATCTACTTCTCCTGCTGGAGTTCTATTGTTTGCATGGAAAGGACAGAAAATAATATAATCAGAATCAACTTCTGATTCAACGTCTAGACCTGCTCCTGTGATAACTCTTTGGATTTGGTCTTTGGTATAAGTATTGCCTTGTTTACGTCTATTCCTGCTATCCATTCGCTTTTCTTTCTCCCTGTGTATACTCCGTGTATTGATAATTCAAAATTAAAACATTTTTTGTTTTCAACATAGTCTATAGTAAATACTGGCTCAATGTCAAATCTTGGCACATAGCCACATAGTCGCATCTCAGATACGACAAGCCTAATGTACTCCCCTTTAAGCCTACCAATAGCAGAGTCATCGTGGATTACCCCATCCAGACTAAACTTTTTAATTGGCTTGTGATGATAATTTGCCATACATTAATTATACCCATATGTTTACTTATCCTCAAAGTCTTTGTATCTGTAGTATCCCTTGTCAAAGTCACACTGGACCAGAAAGTCCCCCATAAACCCGTTTCTGTTCTTTCTAAAGGCACACTCAATAACATCACTGTTGGTTGCACGACCTAAGGCTAATACCCAGTCTGCATCGTATGCGATTTGTCTAGACCATGCAGTTTGGCCTAGGGTTGGTACAGAACTGAGATCATTGACATCGTCTGGAGTTGCAGAAGAAATTGCAATCAGTGGAATCTCTTCTCCAATAGCCATAAGTTTAAGTTCTCGTGAAAGGTTCTTCATTCGTACCGTTTCATTATCTGCCTTTTGGTTTGGACTCATTAACTGTAAATAGTCAACAATTACAAAGTCTGGCTTATACTGATCAATCTTTCCACGTAATACTGATGGAGTAATTTCTCCACCTTGATCATTTGAGATAATGTGGAACTCTGGCTTTCCAGCAAGGTTCTTAGCATGCCAAGACTTTAGCATATCAAGTTCTATTTCTCCGTTAGAGATCTTTCTGTGTGACCAAAGACCTTCTCCCATAATTGTAAATACACGATTACGAACTTCTGTCTCAGACATTTCTAAAGAAATAATCATTGGAGACTTTCCCTGCTTCCATGCCTGGACTGCAAAATAAAGTGCAAGCCATGACTTACCAATTCCTGGATATGCAAGGAAGACTCCAAGTTGTCCTGGCATAATTCCAGCAGGAAGATAGTTATCAAATCCTGGAAGACCAGTTTTAATACCAGATATACCAAGAGCCTTTTGCTCTTTTACGTTTTCAAAGTATGCAATTGCAGACTCTAAATCAGTAACATCGATATCACGAATAGCAGAAGTATTTTTCTTTAATTCTGAAGTTTTTGTAATTAGGTTATCTAAAGCCTCATTACCATTTCCTGACTGAACATCTGAAGCAGCAGTCCTGATGATATCTTTTAGACTATCATTTAAATATTCTGTTTGAAGTTCTTCTAGGTGATGCTTGGTTGCACCAATACCTTGGATTGGCTGGAAGTCTCTAAACTTATCAACGACAAGGTCTAGTGGAGGAGTTGCGCTATTGTGCTCAAAATAGTTACGAATAAAAGTCCAGATGTCATTATGAGTACGAAGAAGGTTATCAACATTTGCTTGTAGAAGAACGTGCACTTGCTTATCAGTTAATACGGCTGTAATTAATTTTGCCTCTGTGTTATTCACTTAACCACTCCTTAGCCATTCGTCTACGCTCTGCTCTTTCTTTATCATCATTTTGCTTATCTAGCCTTGCTTGAAATATTTTTTCTGCGTTGTAGGCAAAATAGTTCCAAGATGGAGACTGAGACACAGAAAAGTAATACTCAAGTAAATCATAGCAGCCTCCAATACCATAGGACTCTATAAGGGCATCTGAAGCCCATTGCTCTACGTTTAAATTAAGTGATGGCTTTTGCTCATACCTTGCAGTATGAAACTTGCTGTAGCGTGAAAGCAAAGCCATTCGGTCTTTGCGTTCTGCCATTACTCGTTAATTTCAGACTTTGCTTCGTTAATCTTTTCAGTTAACTTGTCTTCTACAAACTTATACACACGCTCAAATGCCTCGTTTGTATTTTCACCATCTCTCTTATTGTCAATGATGCCAAGATCAAGTCTTAGTGACTGAAAGTTGCCAAGGTTTAATGTGTATCCAAGTGTTACTGATACCTTTGTATTATCGTTTTCCATTTTCCCTCCCAAGGGATTAGTTAATAGATTCACTCCAGATTGGAATAAATCTACCATCTTCTGTTCTCGTATATGTAAGTATACCATCCCCCATACGACGTGTCAATTCTTGTCGATTGGGTGTAATATCATTTGTAATTAAATTATCTTTTCTTGGTCTACCAATATGCATACTAGCAAGGATATCACGAATCTCTTTTACTTGCGACTCAGAGTAATATGATCTTACTTGAAACCCTCTTGCTCCACCCTTTTGAGATCCCGTTGGAAAAGGAATGACTCCTCGTTTCATTAATGATGGCATATATTTTTTATGTCTATTAACAAGTTCTGCAGTCTGCCCAACCGTGTACGCTCTTTCTCTTTTGCTTTTAAAATCACTAATTAAACAACTTTCAATCTGATCTTTTGTAATGTTATAAACAGACATTATTCCGTTTGACTTATTGTAATGGTGTATACGTATTAGATCACCATTTAAAAACCACACCTTTTTATTTCCTGGAATTACAGGTGCGACATTGTATGCTTCGCTCTCAAGATTTCCTTTTCTAGTAGCCACTTGCCCTCCTGAGACTGGTTCGGTGGATTGAACATTTTTCTAAATCCACATAAAATACAATAAATTTCTAAAAAACTAGCAGAACTATATTGTCTATCGACAAACATTCTCCCTTTGCATTTAGTACATCTTAACATTAATTCGGCAATCCGATAGCAATCAGGTTTACACCAATAGTTACATTTCCTCCAGTTTTAAACTTAACTATGCCATCTACTCTAGATGCGGTAACTGTTTTTAATACTACGGAGATGTCTGATCCTGCAGTTGTTCCACCAATATTAATAGGTGTTGCAGTTACAATTGGGGCATGCTTAAATCCACTGTATGTAAGGAAGAATGGTAACTCTCCTCCTACTCCTACTGGAGTATTGTTTGCTACCTCGGCGTAGCCTCCAACCACACGCATTTCAGATGCCCCCAGATCCTTTTTACCAAAGGAAATTGTGTCAACTGTCACATACTTATTTGATGCAGCAGAAACACTTGTAGTCAAAGAATTAACAGCATCTGCAATCTGATACAGATAACTTACATCAATAGGCTGGCCTCTATTAGGCAATGGAATGTTTGGCATGGTTATTCTATTATACCATTAAACCGTGTGTGGTCCAATGACATACCCCTTTAAGTAACTATACTGTCTTGTTATTGGCGTTCCTTTTAAAAATACCTCAACCGTTACCCGATTTGGTAGTTGATTTTGATTAACATTATTAATAAAATAAGTAGTTGGTTTAATTAGTGATACAGAGTTACCTGTTATTCTTTGTTTATACTGCCAGTCTCCAGAATCATCCTTGTCCCATTTAACCCAAATGTCATACTCTGACTCTGTTCCTATTTCATATGTTGTTGACCCAACGACTTTGGTAATCCTTACTGGCTCCCATGTTGCTGTTGCTACATCCCCGACGGCCGAAATGCTTTTATTTCCAGGCACATAAGTGTAGTCTGGATCAAGTTCTATTTGAGATGACCAATGTGAGGTTCTATTTTTATCTTCTGAAACTATCCTGTATCTAAAATTGTAACTTTGAGTTTTTGAGTTAATTGGTGGAAGATCTTCTTTTTTAATTCTTATAACTTTTATATCTTTGTCTGCCATTATGACACATCCATTGCAAACCTAAACTCAATATAGTTGCTTGTATTTCCATTTTTTACAATTGGCATTCCTGCAAGATTTCTAATTACTGAATAACCAGTCAGACCATACAGAGCATTTTCTGATGTTGTATTTTCTAAACGTAGTGCATCTAAGGCAACATAGTAATCATCATCTGCAGCATTTGCTGATGAAGAACCGCTCTTGATTTCTGCATAAACCTTTACCGTATCTACAGCCTTCCATGGAAAACCACTTGAAGTTTTTAAATCTTCAATTTTTTTATTTACTACAAAATATCTGTTTGTGTTAAAATTATTTAAACTTCCTGCTGTGTTATTATGATCTAGATCAATCTGCATCTTTGAAGTAACTCCTGGTGATGTAGAAGAAGAAAACTCAATAATAATTTTAACATTCATATAATTAGGAACTGCTGAAACGGTTCCGTCTTTTGATAAAATGCTAAATGCAAATCTTAACTCATCATCCAAAGAGTTTTTAGATAGGTCTGCAGATGTTGAAGAAAGTTGAATAAAGTTTCCAGTGGCTGTCCATATAGGAGAACTGCTTGAAATCACAGAAGAGTTTCCCCTTAAAATAATCATATTATTTAAAAATCTAGACCTTTCATGTCTTGACTCTCTATTGTCAAATGTAAAGATTTGATTATCGGCATTGGTCTGAAATATATCTCTTGCAACTCCTGAGAAAGAGTCTCTAATTATATTTGGGAATATTTCGCTATCTAGTCTTTCTGGAATTGCAACCACTGAAGAGGCCCCATTAATCTTCCAGTTTTCATTTGTAGTAAATGCATATAGATTCTTACTGTCTGTTGTTCCTGCTAAAGAGTTAGACTTTGCAGAAAAAATTCCAACCTCTGTAATCTCATATCTTTCTTCTGTTGGAAGTTCTCCAGTTAAAACAATTTTTGAAACTCCATTATCATCAATGAATCCTCTAGATGATATCGGAATTCTAAACATTTCAAAATCTAAGGTTTGCTTGGCTGAGTAGTCTGGGATTGCTCCACTTACGTATGGCTCTAGGGGTTTAGCACCGCAACCTACAGCAATATATGAAGCATACGCTGGGGCCTG